TTATGCGACTCTCGAAACCTCATTTGCCCACATTTTGCCCACATTCTCGCGCGCCAGCATCTCACCCATGCGCTCCGACAGCTCGTCCAGATCATCATCGAAAAGGTCGGCGTACACGTCCAACGTCATGGCCGCGCTCTTGTGCCCCAACTGCCGTTGCACGGCCTTCACGTTCGCGCCCGCTCTGACCATGAGACTCGCGGCCGTATGCCTCAGGTCATGGATTGTGAGGTGGCCGGGTATGCCGGCACGCCGCAGGCCGACCGACAGCCAACCGTCATCGCGGCTCGCATTACCCCACTCGCGTATCATCATGCCCTCGCGTCCCGGCTGTTCGAACAACAGGTCGCCGGGTTTCCGGTCTGCGCACAGTCTGCGCATAATCGGGTCCAGCACGACCGGGTACATGATGGCGCGGGCCTTGTAGGTCTTGGTGTCATCGGGGACGATGACGCCGCCCACCATCGGCGCGCTCACTCCTATATATATACGATGCTTTTCAAGATCGACGTCCATCACCCTCAGGGGTATGAGTTCGCCCCATCGCATGCCGCATAGTCCAAGCACGAGGACGAGGTCTCGTCTCCATGGGGTGACGCTGCCTGCCAGCCGGTCAAGCTGTTCGGCGGTGAGATACACGTGCTTCTTCCTGCGCTTGCGTGGCAGTTCGATGCCCCTCGCGGGATTATCGGGGATTCGTCTGTCCCTCTTCGCATCGTCCAATATTCCGGCAAGCACGCCATGGGCGCGAAGGACGACGCTAGCGCTTCGGGGTTTGGCGAGCACAATCTCGTTGCCCCGCTCGTCCTTGACGGTCTTACCCTGGCTGATTCCGGTGACCCATTGTTGCACCGTCTCGCGGGTGACGGCGGATACCGGGGTGTTGCCCCATTCCGGTTTCACCCACTTCTCCCACGCTCCTTCGAGGTTCCGGTAATGGCTGGGCTTGGTGCTTAGCTTCTTCTTGGCCAACCATGCCGGTGCCAGTTCTCCGACCGTGGCCTTGCCGGCCTGCGGGTCGATGTACGTGCCTTCGGCCTTGGCGACGGTGACTCGTTTCGCCGCCCAATTTTCCGCGTCTACCTTCCGTTTGAATCCACGCTTGTCGGTCTGGGTTCCGTCCGGCTTGCGATACCTCACACGGTATCTGGTTTCGCCTTTGCTGGTCTTGTATCTGGTGACGTTCGCCATTTCGGGTATGCTTCGCCCCGTGTAGGATAAAAGGCGAAGCGTCCTCCTTTCCATTTCTCTGGTGGTCTGGTGGTTCCTTCAAGCCCTGCTGACGTTGCACCGTCAGCAGGGCAAATTCTTATCTGATGAGATCTATCACGTAATAGTAGCCATCGTCATCATCCTCATATCGGGATACCCATCGCTGAAGTCTCACGCCTCCTCTCATTCCGACAAGAGACGCAAGATTCGTATAATCCCACGAGCGTGCGCCGATTTCGCATATCGTCTCGCCACCAACGGTGATTGCCACATGGGGCTTCGCCTGCGAGCCTTTTGGAACCGGTAGAGCTGTGACTTCGGCCGGCAATGTCGCTTCCGGGATGCCATTCAGAAGACGTTCTATTACGGGAGAATGCTTGCTGACGGTTTTATGAAAGACGGCTCCTATGTCAGCACCATTCTTCAGTTCGCGGCCTAGGGCCACGACGAGCGGGAACCGGTGCGGGAAGTCGTACCACTGGTTCCACACGCATTCGATGTACACGAATCCGTAGCGGTCCAGATAATCGCAGAGCTTCCATGAGGACAGCACGCCGAATATCGCCCCATTGTACGCGAGCGCATATCCGCCGTCTGCGGTGTCGTACTCAGTATCGGTGAGGACGCTCGTGAGTATTGCCCGCTGCCTGACTATGCCCGTGAGGAACCTGTGCCCGGGAGGGATGCGAAGAAGCGGCCTATTGTCGTACACGTAGACTTTGTACTCAACGGGTCCGGTCATCACGTTCTGCGGTGTGGGCGGAACGGCAATATTCGCCATATTAGCTGCTGGTCCACGCGACACGTTTTTGAGAAAACCAAACATAAGCTCTCTTCACCCTATGCGGCCACGCTGTCGTGCAGCCAGTTTTTGTATGCCCGGATTACCCATGGCATTACGTTTAATTCTCTTGCTATCGCGCATTCGTCGTTGCCGTATAGGATTTCGGCAGTAACGTAGTCGGCTTGGCTTATGAGCATTCGCGCAGCCTCCATGTCGGCACGCTGCTCGGTGTATCGATCGACATGGCCTCCCCTATCGCGATGTTTCGCGTGGCTGACCTCATGTGCCAGCACGCAACGGTATTGGGTTGGGGTGAGGTTGTCCGCTATGTAGATTGTTTCGGTTCGCACGTCGTACAGGCCTTGGTATCCAGCCTGTATGGGGGCAATCACGATTCGCGCATACCGTTTGGCTTCCTGTTCTATGTCTATCGTCACGGCATCTCCTCATAGGCCTCTTGTTCGGCTTCGGTGTCGCCACGCTTTGCCGCCATGCCCAAGATGTTGTCAATTGATCTCTGCACTTGCGCCTGTTCGGCGGCCTCGGCCAGCACAAGCATGGGATCGCGTCCTAGCGCTCGGGCAAGCCTGTCGATGTCGCCGGTCGTAAGCTCAGTGTCGCCTCGCATTTTTCGGAAGTAGCTTGAGCGTTTGAGCCCTGACCTCCTGAGGAGCTCATTTACTGTCATGTTCGCGTCGAGTCGTGCGTTTTCCAGTGCTTGAATTACCTGGTCGGTGAATGCTGCCATCTTATCTGTCATGTAATAAAAGTACCGTTTTTTGGGACTTTTTGCATTCGGTAGCCAAATTCGGGCGTGTCGCAGTCCCATATATGGCACTATGTGGACTGTGCCAAATATGAGACTCGATGAAACCTCCACCCGAATCATTCGGGCAGTGAAGGCCGAAGCCGCCCGCTGCGGCAAAGACGGAAGCAGCCTAGCCGAGGCATTGGGCCGCAACCCGAAGTACGTCTATGACCGCTTCTCCTTCAAAAAGGACTTCTCGACCCGCGACCTCGGCAAGATTGCCGAATTCCTCGGAATCACAATCCAGGACATCATTCGCTCTGCGGCATTCGATGCTCAGATTCACGCGAAGGAGGTGGCGTGATGGTGTGGCAGCAGTGGTTCTTCATCATCGTGTTCGTGCTGTCGATCATCTCCAACGTATTGCAGGTCGGACAGAAACGCGAGCCCCTGACTCCCGGGGCTGTGGCCGTGTGCGTCGTCACCGCACTCGTGTACATCGCAGTCATTCTCAGCATCAAAGGAGCAGCGTGATGGTGTGGTGGAAGCGTGACGGAAAGGCCCGCCAGCCTGAGGAGCCCCTGCCCGAGCCGCTGCCCTGCCCGGTATGCAACGGCCATGCCGAGGCGGTGATTGATATGTACACGATTGGCGGTTACGCGGGTCAAGACGACTTCTGGGGATGCAGGTGTTCCGTATGTGGCTACGGGTTCTTCGGCGCCACCGGTGGCCCGAGAAGCGAGCGTGAGGCCATCAGCCGATGGGAAATACTGGTCAGGAACACGCTTGACGTCATAGCCGAGCCGCTGGAGGAATGCCCGAAATGCCATATCGCCCCGGAGGTCAAGCAAAACGTCGTGGAAGGGCAGGCGTTCCTCCAATGCCCGAAATGTCTCGAAGCCGTTTGCGGCGACGCCCCCGTGGCGGTCAAGTTCAAGTGGAACCGCCGATGCAGACGCAGGCAGGCGGCGAAGCTCAAGGCGGCGCGACAGGCCAGATTGCTGGAACGAGTCATAGGAGAGGACGTGGATTGATGAATGCCAAGGATTACGGCCATCACTTCAGCGGCTACCGGAAGCCGGAAGCCACCGAGCCGTCCCAAGGTTTCATGAGTCGTCTCGTCTTCTGGATTCTCGTGTTCGCGGTGTGCATCGGCTGGGTGATGACCCACACGGGTTGCGCGCATCCCATCGAGAACGGGTTGGCCGCGCTCATGGGCTTCGGGTGCGTTCCCCTGCGACTCCTGTGCCTCGTTTTGAGCGAGGCGGGCGTCGAATAACAGTCTTGCCGGACGGCGTGGAAAACCGGCCGGCCAAGCGGAAGGAAAACCGGTAACCCACGTGATAACTGAAAAAACAACTGACAGATACGGTGTCAGTTTTCTTGAACCGGCGTCGGCCTGCTACCAGCGTTTACTATTCGGGCCGGCGTCACGGGCGGTGCAGGTTGCCCCAAGTCGAGATCGCGTAGGTCATGTGTGCGCGGCAAAGACCGGGACCACGGTTCGACTCCGTGGCCGTCCACGAACGCAAGTTCAAAAAAAAAGAAAGCCCCCGCTGGCACGGGGGCGAGAAGAAAAACTCTCAACAGAAAGGATAACCCCATGAGCGCGGAAACACCGAATCTCATGAGTGTGGCCCAGCTCGCCGAACACTACGGGCGGGCGAAGAAAACCATCCAGAACAAGCTCACCCGAGGCTGGGGGCCCGTGCCGGTATTGGACCCGGACACGGGACAGGTGCTCGGCTTCCGCGTCGAGGAGGTGAACCGTTTTGACCAGCGCAACCAACGAACCCACAAGCAATACCTGTATGACTGATCTGCCGAACGACATGTGGCTTGCGGTCGCGGACCGGCTGCTCACCAACCTTGACATCCTGACCGCATATCCCACCCGGCAGTCGCTGGCGAGCCTCATCGGACTGAGCATCCACGAGGCCGGGCTCACGTTAACGCCGGAGACGCCGTTATGGGCACGGCAACGTTGACCGCGCCCATAACGGACGAGGGGATGCGCATGACGCCCGGCGAGCTCATAGAGGAATTCTATGAGCGTCTGGCTGATTTGAACACGGACATGCGTAACCCCCGCATCTATCTGGTGCCGAAGCCGGGTGTCATCACGGTCGACCGGCCGTCGCGCAGGGTCTCGGCGGTCGTGGAATACGCAGACAAGAAACATTTCAGAAGGAGTAGGTGATGGCCGGAGAGACGACGCTCACCATTGTGGGCAACCTGACGGCAGACCCGGAAATCCGCACGATCGGCACCGGGGCGACGGTCGCGAATTTCACGGTTGCTTCCACGCCGCGCGTGTGGAACCGTCAGACGAACGAGTACGAGGACGGTCAGGCCCTGTTCATGCGCTGCAGCGCATGGCGCGACATGGCCGGCCACATCGCCCAATCGTTGAAGAAGGGCGTGCGCGTGATCGTGACGGGCCGTCTGCAACAGCGCTCCTACCAGGCGCAGGACGGGTCGAACCGCACGATCGTGGAACTGCAGGTCGACGAGATAGGTCCGAGCCTGCGGTATGCGGTCGCGGCCGTGGCCAGGCAATCCAAGTCCAACGGCGTCCGGCAGGGCCAGTCGTATTCGGGTGGCTCCACGTACGGCAATCCGCAACGGTCGGGCTGGCAGCAGGCCGCGCCGCAACCACCCGCCACCGACCCATTCAACCAGCAACAGCAGTCGCAGGAACCGGACCCGTGGGCCTCGCGGCAACCGGCGCCACCGTCCGACGGTTTCGACGCGGACCCCGAATTCTAGGCAAGGAGAAATATCATGGCCATCACCATCGTGGACATTCCGGTATCGCAATTGATGCCGAACCCTCATAACCCGCGCAGGGACGTGGGCGACGTGACGGAGCTGGCGGACAGCATCAGGGCGCAGGGCATCAAACAGGAGCTGCTGGTCACCCCGTCCGGCGACCGGGACGGCGTGCCGCAGTATCGCGTGGTCATCGGGCATCGCAGGCTCGCGGCCGCCAGGCTCGCCGGCCGGGACATGGTGCCGTGCCGTATCGAGGAGCTTACGCCGCGCGAGGAACGCGAGCTGATGCTTGTGGAGAACACGCAGCGCGTGGACCTGACCCCGTTGGAGGAGGCCGACGGCTATCAGGGGCTCCTGGACTTGGGCGTGAAGGTCAAGGAGATGGCCGAACGCACCGGGCGCAGCATGAGACTGGTGCGCGGCCGGCTGAAGATCGCCTCCATCCCCCGATCGGTGCGCGAGGCGTCGCCCTCGTTCGCACAACTGTCGTTGAGGGAGTTGGAGGACATCGCGGAGTTCGACGGCGACGAAAAGGCGCAGGCGCGGCTCGCAAGCAAGGCCGGCTGTAATGATTTCGAATGGCAGCTCAACCAGCTGCGCCGTGAGCGCGACCGCCGCAAATGGGTGGAGGCCGCGCTCCTGTGGGCCGAATCCAATGATCTGCCCATGCTGCCCGACAACCTCAAAACGGAGGACGCATGGGCGAACCCGACCGGCTACGAGTATCAGAAGCGTTTCGGCCAGGATTATCCGGGCCCGTTCTCCAAGCAGTGGAAGGACTGGATGGCAGAGGGATCGCATCCCGGAGTGGTCATCAGCATCTTAGAGGACGCGGGAAGCGTCGTGGCCTACACGCCGGCGAAGAAGACAGCCGAGGAGAGGGAAGACGGGAAGGCCGAGGCGAAACGCCGGATGGAGCGAGAACGCCGGCATGGGATCAGGGAGCTCGCCCAGGCGTCGGCCGAACTGCGCCGCGAATGGATCCGAACAACCGTTCCCGTATTGAAGGCGGACGTATTGCGCGACATGACGGAACGTCTGACCCTGTTGGAGCTGATGGGTGCCGGCGATTACATGGACGGCACGAGCCTGGACTCGAACGGCTGGACTCGCGTGGTCAAGGCATACTCCTCGTTCGCGAAACCGTTGCCGGTAGTGGACAAGGACCCGGAGCATGGCGTGTACACGCTCAACGTCGCCGAAAACGCGGCGGAACTGCGCCGCCGCCAGTCGGTGCCCTCCCGCCGGAGCGTGGAGCTCCTGCTCCTCCTGCTGGCCCGCAGGGAGGGCGCGATAGACACGGACACGTGGGACCGTCAGGCGTACCAGCACGACCCCAAGATGTTGAACGCCTACTACGGGATCCTCGAGTCGGCCGGATACGCGGTGTCGGACGCGGAGATGAAGGGGCTGGAGCAGTGAACACGAAAGTGACGATCAGGGTACGCAACGGCGATGACGCGCCGGTGAGCGTGGAGCGTCTCGTGGTGGATTCACGCGCCGAGGTGGGTGCGGGGGTCACGCCGATGATGCTCATGGACATGCTGCGTCTGTTGGACGAGTCGGCCCATGTGACCGGCGTGGAGATAAAGAGGGCGGAACCGTGAGCATCGAACTCGTGGCCCGCGCGAAGAAGACCAGGCTCCATGGGGACAGCACGGCGAAACTGCTGCTTATCGTGCTCGCGGATTACGCGAACGACGAGGGCATGGCGTGGCCGAGCGTGAAGACCATGGCGGAGGAGACGGAGAAAAGCGAACGCAGCATCCAACTGCTGTTGAGGAAGCTCGAACAGATGCGTCTGATCCGCAAGGGCGACCAGAAACTCGTGGCCAAATACGCGAAGGGACGCCGACCGGTCGTCTACAAGCTGTTCCCGAAGACCAAAAAGGGCGAAACCCCAGTGAACGCAACGGTTGAGAGGGGTGAAACCCACTTCACCCCTGAAACCGGCTGCACCGGTGAAACCCACTTCACCCCACGGGTGCAACCCGCTTCACCCCACGGGTGAAACCCACTTCGTTTCAGGGGTGAAACCCACTTCACCCAAACCGTCACAGGAACCGTCAATAGAACCGTCAAGAGAGAGTACGCGCGCCAGCAAAACCGAAAAACCCGACACCACACGACTCCAAGCGCTCGCCAACCTCACCCCCGACCAGTCACACCGCCAGCTCGCAGACGAAATCGGACTCGACCTGGACGCCGAACTCGCCAAGTTCCGCGACCATGCGATAGCCGGAGGCCATCTGCCGGCCGACCCAGCCGCCGCATTCCGCAACTGGCTGAGACGCGGCAGGGAACTCGGCCTCGGCAACACCAATCGAACCGAGCCGGCGCTCGCAGGCGGCTTCGCCCATCCCACGCCGCCACCCCGGAAACCCCACCGGCACAGCTACGGGTGCACGCACGTGCTCAACCTGCTGAACCGTGACGCGCCGGACAACGACCCGCTGGCATTGCAAGCGGCGGAACTGCTCAACCAAGGAAAAACCGAAACCGAAGCGCTCGCCGCCTTGGGACTCATGAAGGACGATTTGGAGGAAATCGCATGACCAGGAAAACCGAAGCCCTCTTGTGGGTGGACATCGAGACCACCGGCACGGATCCGCGCCACGACCTGATGCTGGAAATCGGCTTGAGGTGCACGAGCATGGACGCGAAAACCGAGTACGCGCGTTACGAGTCGATAATCAAACCCGGCGTATTGCCCACGGACCAGAGCTTCGCCTACGCGCATCGGATGCATGAGGCGAACGGGCTTATCAACGAGGTCATCGACGCGAGCCCGGAACTGTGCTCCACGGAGCGGGTGGCGCTCGCGGTCATCGATTTCACCCAGTCGATGGCGGAAACGCATGTGCTGCATCCGGCCGGCACGAACATGATGGGCTTCGACCTGCCGTTCCTGGAGCATTACCTGTTCGCCGAGGACCAGTGGGGACGCTTCCACAAGCTGCTCTCCTACAGGGCGTTGGACATGACCGCCATCCGGTTGACCCAAACCGCGTTGGGAGCCGACCCGTACGAGCATTACACGGAGCCGAAAACGCATCGCGTCAAGGATTGCCTGGACACGGACATCAGCGAATACGTCGAATGGCTGGAACTGGTCAAATGAGCCGCACCAACCCCACAAGGGAAACACACAGGCTGACCGCCAGACGAGACCACTACCGGTGCCTGCGATGCGGCAACGAATTGGACCACATCTGGAGCGGCCACAGCCTCCACCACCGGCACATGAGAAGCCACCCGTTCCCCGGACTCCACCTGCCATCGAACGTCATCCACCTGTGCGGCTCGGGCACGACCGGCTGTCACGGCTGGGTGCACGACCACCCACGAGAAGCCATGGAATACGGGTGGATCGTCAGCGGCTTCAACGACCACCCCGAAAACACACCCGTATGGGACGCACGACTCGGCTGGATCCTCCTCGACAACCAGGGCGGATACACGCTCTGCGACCGGGACGGCAACCCCAGATAACACACGCAAGCAAACCGACACGGAAACAAGCCGGCGCTCGCCGGCTAATGGAAGGGAAACATGACGTTCGAACAGACGAACGAGAAGCAACGCCAACGCATGAAGGCGGACGCCAGGTCGCACATGGAAGCGGCCCGGATGATACTGGCCAGCCCGCTCTACGCGAGGCTCAAGGGCGGCGAGGACCTGTACACGGCCGTCTGGGCGTTGTGGGAATCACTCGCCGGCACGGGATTGTCGAACATGACGGCGGGCGCGGTATGCCACGCATGCAAGACCCATGACCTCGACCAATTGGATTGGGCGCTCACATCGATAGCCAAAACCGGGTCGATACGACCATACTCCACACCCACCAAACACCCATTGCACTGCACCAACTGCGGCAAGGAATGCAGGCCGCACGCCGGCACCGCGATCCTCTGCAAACAATGCAAGGAAAACCTCCGAAGAAGAAAAACAAAACCATGAACAACCTGGACAAGTACATAGCCCGATGCCGGCTCAACCTCGAACCCCACCACCTCCAACCCGCAGACGAAACCGACGACAAACATTGCATCATCTGCGACATCAGCGGCGCTCGCCGGCATATCCGCATGGACGGTCTATGCATCAACTGCTGGCTCAAATGGAGACGCAAACACGACCCCGCATACCGCAAGCGAGTCAACGACTACCAACACCGATGGCAACAGGAGCATCCCAACGAATTCCGGGCAATGAAACGCCGCTACGAACACAAGAAACGAGCAAAGGAACAAGCATGAGCAATCGTATCGTCCAATTGCCTCCGGTCGAATCGTTCGGCCGTCTCACGCCCGACAAGTGGCTGTTGTTGAAGACGCTTGAGGAGGCGGCGGAGATGGTGGAGGCCGGGAAACAATACCTGAAAGCCAGCGACCCGACAGACCCGAGCGGCATTGGCCGGGAGTTCGATGACCATGCGAATTGCCTCGCCTGCTTCGGGGTGAACGTGGGCGGCGAGCTTGGCGATGACCGGGACAGGGCGAAGGTCGGATGGATAGGTTACGTGCGCGACCAGCGCCGCCAAGCCATGCTCGGCGAGCTCGCCGACGTGTTGCAGACGGTCGGCAACCTGATCACCGCGTTCGACATCACCGACGAGGAACTTGCTCAGTCTATGGATGATTGCCTTGTTCGCAATCAGGAACGAGGTCGACTGTGAGCATCATCAGCAGTGAGGCGAAGTGGGCTGTCCTCCAACGAGTTGTCCGTCTATCCCGCGAGGAAATACGTGGCACGACCAAGGGCAAGGAATACGAGGCCGGTTTTATCGCCGGAGCCACGCGCCGGCCCACGAACGAGGAAATCGTAGCCGGAGCGAAAGCGTTCTACGAGGCGTTGAAGCCCGACTCTTACCCTCAATGGGATTCTGACTGCGCGTTGAGGGCCGAATACTACGACGCCATGCGACTCGCAGTCAAGGCAATGCAAGGAAAGGCAACGGAAGAATGAATCTTTTAGATGAAACCAAGGGTGCGATCTCACAAAGCGAGCATTCGACCGATGACGTTCGATTCGTAGGCTCCCGCGACGAGAAGCTGGGAATTCCGTGGAGTCAGGCCGAAAAGGTGCTCGACATCGATTACGACGACGGATACGGCAGTCAGGAGATAGCCGCCGACCTGGTCGTGGCGTTCACTGATGGCGGTTTCCTGCGCCGCGAAGAATACGACGGCAGCGAATGGTGGGAGTACGAGCCACCGTTCAGAGTCCCGACAACGCAGAAGCCGTTCAAACTCGTGAAGCTGACCAGCTATCCCACACAGTTGCTTGTGGACATCAATTACCCGATGGAGGCAACGGAAGAATGATGCGTTTTCACAAAATTAGCCCGTGTCCCAAATGCGGGGGCAAGGTCAAGGCGAAATGGGAGGAGCAGCATTATCTGTCCGCTTTGGTCTTCCGGTGCGGCGGATGCAGGTATAAGCCGTATGCTCTCGCGTTGAAGTCGAAGCCCGCAGTGGAGTGGGAGTGGCCGAAAGACATGATGCTCGCCGCCGCCATCCGTCGTTGGAATGCGATGTGCAACGGGGACCGGAAATACAAGCTGATTCGCGAGAGTCTGGGAGGCAGACGATGAGAGACAAGGCGATGCCGTTGGGCAAGAAGTTCAAGGTCCGGTTGACCATCACACCGGAGGAAACCGGAACGCCCGTGGACATGCTGGGATTCACATTCACCAGCGGCCGGAACGGGCGTATGGAACTGGACACAGAGTACAGCAACATTCCCAAACTGGCTGATGACGGGCTCGACTCACTGTCGATTCTCGTGATCCTCAAAACACTGGAGATGTGGGCCCAGAAGGGATATGAGCTGTTCCAGCCCATCGCTCAACGATTTCACGGAGACGGACGATGAAGGCGACGAGGGGGACGGACGTGGAGATCGAACGACGGTGCGGCATGGTCACAGGTGCCTCCTGCGGGAATGTGACCCTGAGCTGGATTCCCGGAGACGGCCGAAACGGCACCCGCTCATGGGTGCTGGCCACTCATGATGGCGACAGCATCCGCCGCATCCGGTTGAGCCGGAACGAGCTCGGCGACCTGGAGGACATCCTCCAATCAATCGCGAACGAGGAGAAGGAACTGCGAGGTGGACGATGAGCACTCTGGATATTTTGGGTAACACGAGCGAGCAGGCGGATTCGATACGTCTGATGCTCAAAGTGCGGGGCATGAAGGACGGTCGTTTCATCGACGCCGACCCGCTCATTATCCTCAAGGCCGACAATCATCAAGGTTCCGACAGGTGGGACGTGTATGTCAGCAAGACGGTGTATCCGACCGCCGAATCGTATGGCACGCTCGCCGGCGTGCTGAGGATGCTCGCCGACGACGTGGAGATCATGGCGCGAGAGAAGGAAATGGGAGGCGGACAATGAGCGGACACGACGAAACAATTCATCCAGACTATATTCCCGAGGATTTCAGGGAACTGCTGCGCATGGCTTGCGATTCCGTCTGGGAACAAGGCGAGTTGTACAGCGAAGACCTGTTGCTGGCGGCTTTCAAACCCGCCATAGACGAACACGACCGGCAGATAGCCGAACAGGCATGGGAGGACGGATATATCCAAGCCCTCAAGAACATGAACCCCATGCCCGGCGAGGAACCGCCCGAATACACGCCAAACCCATATCGAAAGGAGAACGCATGAACGAGATTCAACTTACAGACCATTTGGTTGCGCAATTCAGCGCGGAAAGCTCCTTCAGCCATTATCGAGCCAAAATCTACGAGGACGGCAACTTCAGAGAGTCCCTGTACGCCATGAGCCTCAAACGTCTCAAGCGCAAATGCGAGAAGTATGCGAATCGTGAACGCAAGGCCATCGCATATGTCGCCACGCTCAAGGAGGAATCATGAGCGTAAGCAGTCTCAAACGCGAGGAAATACTCAAATGGCATCGGAGCAAAGCGGCCACGCCCGAATACACGGCGAAACTGCTCGGCGTGCCATTGGATGAGGTGCTGTACATCATCGCCCATCCTGAAACGCCCGCACCCCACAAGGATGATTTCACGCCCGAATTCATCGAACCATTGATTTGAATTCAGCGTAAAAACACTGAATTCAGCGTAAAAAAACGAAACCCTCCACCGAAAAGATGGAGGGCACGCTCACCAAGCACCATGATAGCCGGAACGTGGAGGGTTTCAACATAATGTTCATCACCACCGAACCATGCCAATACTGCGGCAGCCGACAGGTCGAGGCACCATGGACGCTCTGCCGGGACTGCCGCCGCGTCTACGCGAAAACGCTCCACCGGCTCCGCCGCGACATGATGCTCCTGCAACAGGTGTCCCGTCACGCCTACAAGCTCGGAGAACCCGGAGCGGGCGGCAAACCGCAAGGAGGCGCGGCGCCCGCGCCCATCAACCTCCACGCGCAGGACATGCTCGACCAGATCGAGGACGGCTTGCAGGACATGTGGAACGAAACCGGCGTGGAAAGCCGTCCGAGATGGCAGACCCTGCTCAGGGACTCGCCACGACGACTGCCCGACCTATGCCGCGCCAGCCGTTCGGGACATTGGCTGACATGGCTCATCCACACCTGCGAGCGCATCGAACCGCTCGTGGACCGCAGGCCACGCACGCGCCGGATAATCGGCGTCTGCCCCGAATGCGGACGCGAGATCATGGCCGCGAAGGGCGAATCGCTGCTGCTGTGCAAATGCGGCAACCCCATCAACGTGCAACAGCTGCGCGAGCAAAGCCGAGACAAGGCCGAGGCAATCCACCTGACCAAAACACCAGCAGGCATGAGCCAATGGCTCAAGGACAACTACGGGTACGAGGTCAGCCGCAAGCAGATCAGCAACTGGCTCAACCGCGGCAAGCTGCCCAGCAGCAAGCCGGTCGATGACGGCTACTGGGAGTTCAACATACGGGAGATTCTGGCGTTGGCGATGGGTTCCAGCGGCCGCCCGGCTTGACATAGTGTAGCCTGTGAGATACAATAAGGGTATGGAAATCAAGCAAACCGCCGAATACCGCAAGTGGTTCAAGAAACTCAGGAACCGCGAGGCGAAAGCCGCCATCCAAGCCCGGCTCGACGCCTGCAAGCTCGCCGGCAGGCCGTTCGGCGACATCAAACCCGTGGGAGGCCCGGTCAGCGAGATGCGGTTCCACATCGGAGCCGGATACCGCGTCTACTTCACCACGCGCGGCAACGTGCTCATGCTGCTGCTCGCAGGCGGCGACAAAAGCACCCAGCAGACCGACATCAAACAAGCCCACGCCATACTCGACGACTACAAGGAGCAGCAATGAGCACCGAAATCACCGACTACGACACCAGCGAATACCTCGAAAACGAACAGGACATCATCGCCTACCTCAACGCCATAGCCGAATACGACGACCCCGCACTCATGCAGGCCGCACTCGGCAACGTCGCCAAGGCTCGAGGCATGACCCAGATCGCCAAGGACGCGGGCGTGGGGCGCGAAAGCCTCTACAAAAGCCTCAGCAAGGACGGAAACCCCAGCTTCCAGACCATCGCCAAGGTAATCCACGCCCTCGGCGGACGCCTCACCATCCAAGCCGCCTGAAAAAACAAGACACAGACAGGAGTAGGGTGAATCCACCCCGTGGTATACTCCGTATCAGGATAAGTGCGAAAGCCTCTGAATCAACCGGTTCAGGGGCTTTACTCATATCCACCCAATGGTCATGTGCCATGGCAATCAACCGGCATGACCGCCTATGCGCGTAGCTCAGCAGGTAGAGCGGCGGTCTCCAAAACCGCAGGTCGTTGGATCGAAGCCAACCGCGTATGCCACACAAAACATCCGCAATGCGAGGTGACTGCAACATGGTCAGCTACAGTCGTCAAGTCCGCAAGGGCGGACGCCAATTCGAAAAAGACCGCAAAAAATTCTTCCTCGAATGCAAAGCGGAACACCGTCCATGCTGGCTCTGCGGAATGCCAATCGACTACGACGCCCCGCAGAACACCACAGACGACAGCTACAACCTCGACCACTTCTATCCCGTCAGCAAGCGGCCCGACCTGCAACACGACCCCGCAGGCTTCCGGCCATCACACACCCAATGCAACAACCTGCGCGGCAACAAGGATCCAGCCACGCCAATCGGCACACTCTCACGCCAATGGATACGAGCAGCATAGGAGGTTCAACGCTCATGGACATCGAAGAACCAGTCAAGACATTCAGCGGCGAAACGGTCCGCGAAGCAACCTATCCCATCGTGCTCCACATCAGCGCCAGCCTAGCCAACAGCAACACCGACTACGACCTAGGCGAGATCGACGTGGACCTGCCAATCAACCTCGAACCAACGGTCTCGGGAGACGGACGCACCGTCGTCATACCCAAGGTCGACAGTCAGTCATTCACCAGACGACTCACCAACGGCGTCAACGCGTTCATCGACGCGTTCAACGCCTGACCAACCACCGGGAGGGGCGGTAGAATCCCAAAACCGGCCACGGGCGGGACACGACCCGCATGGCCGCTCTTCCTCTCCCTCCGAAAAATATTCGATATTCGGCCGGGGTCGCGCGCGAAGGAGGTTCCATGCCGAAACAGTTTCCGCAGGAAACGGTGGCCGACGCATTGGAGCGTTCGCTGCGCAACGCCAAGCATCTGCGCGCGAAGGACGCAGCCACGGTCGCCGCCGCCCGGGCCCTTGCATGGAAAATCGACCATTGGGACGAATTGGCGGAACAGGCCATATCGGACGCCGAAGCGAAGGGAAAGGGTGCCCGTCCGGCTGTGCCGCAGAACGACAATACCTCGCTGCCGACGTTCCTGAAATATTGCGCGGCTCTCGGACTGGTTCCCGAGGAGGAGAAGCCGGCGAAACCGGCGAGGGGCAAGGCCGCCAAGCCCGAGGCGACTCCGGTGGCGGATGAGCTTGAGGAGTATCTGGCGAAAATCAGCTAGGAGGCGTCATGGGCATCGGCGAAATCAACGACGATGCCCACGGCATCACCACGCCACGCATATTCACTCCCCCGCTGCGCGAACTGACGCCGGAAACATCAAACGGCTACGCGGTCATCGAGTTCGCCGAAAAGTTTCTCCACGTGCATCTTTTCCCGTGGCAGAAATGGCTGCTGATCCACGGGCTTGAGCTTCTGCCGGACGGCTCCTACCGGTTCCGCCGAGTTGTCACCGAGGTCGCGCGCCAGAACGGCAAGACCACGCTCATGAGCGTACTGTGCGCGTGGTGGCTGTTCGTCGACTCCGCTCGCCACCCGGAATTGTCGCCGGCTTGGAAGTTTCTCGTGGTCGGTGCCGCGCAGACGTTGGACAATGCTCGTGCCCCGTATCAGGCCGTGCTGAATTGGTGTAATCCGAATCCGGCTTCCGAGGGCGAGGCCGCGCTTGCGGTGCCCGTATTGCAGAAGCGTGTGCAGCGGGTCAACAATTCGCATGGCGAAGAGGCGATTATCTGCCGTAACAAGGCGCAGTATATCGTGCGCGCCGATAAGAACATCCGTTCCAAGTCCGCGAGCCGTGTCGTGTTCGATGAGCTGCGCGAACAGCATACCGACGATGGCTGGAACGCAGTCAGTCAAACCACGAAAGCCATCTGGTCAAGCCAATTGTGGGGCATCTCGAACGCCGGCGACTATCGTAGCGTCGTACTGCGCCGAGTCGTTGACGAGGGCCGTGCCCTGGCTGAATCATGGAATGCGTCGGTCGAGACCGGCAAGCAGTCGCCGGACGAATGGGCCGATGAACATGACCCGTCCTATGGGTATTTTGAGTGGTCGGCTCCGGATAAATGCGAGCTGGACGATCTCGACGGCATTCGTCAGGCGAACCCCTCCATGGGTTACGGGCCGATGACGTATCGGAGTATCGCGGCCGACATCAACGGCATGACCGAAGCCGCGTACCGCACCGAGGTCTTGTGCCAGTGGGTGACGGCCGACATCACGCCGTACATCAACCCGAAGCTGTGGAAGCGCGGCATCGACCCGAAGTCCCGTATCCCCGATGACGGGCGCGTAGTGCTTTCCGTGGACACCAGCGCCGACCGTGAGACCACCTATATCGCCGCCGCCGGCTACCGCGAGGACGGATTGCCGCACGTCGAACTGATTGTGCGCCGCGACGGCATGCTCTGGGTGCCGAAATACCTCAAAATGCTTCGTGAGGCTTGGCCGAACATCCACGAAATCGCCGTGCAGTCCAAGGGCTGCCCGGCCGTGGACTTCGCCGACCCGCTCGCGGAGGCCGGTTGGACGGTGCATCTCATCGAGGGCTTTCGCATAGGAGCCGCAACCGGCCGTTTCCGTGACCGAGTGAAGGAAAACAAACTCCGCCATCTCCCCCAGCCCGCCATCGAACAACAGGTGAGCGTGGCCGTGACCCGACGATTGGGTGAGGTCGAGGTGTGGGACAGAAACCAGAGCGCTATGCACTTTTCCGGCCTCATCGCCGAATCGCAGGCACTGTATGCGTTGGAGACTATGGACGGCGAGCCGGAGAAACCGAAGTACAGGCCCTCCACGGGCATCAAGATTCACTGTTGATATGACGTGACCCAAGGAGGCTGCGTATGGGATTTCTGAATAATCTGCTGCGCGGCCCCGCCGCCATCGCCATGAAGGGCGCGGAGCCGGAGACCGGCGCGTTGCCCACGGTGGGCGACGCGATGCCCGAGGCCATCAGCTGGCCCACCGAAGAGGACTTCGCCGGCTACGTGAACGGCATGTACTGCCGCGAATACGCGGTGCGCGTCGTGGTCGATTTCATTACCCGCCAATTGGCCTCTCTGCCGTTGAAGGTGTATCGGAAGAACGCTGACGGCGACGCGGAGGAGATACGAGACGGCGCATTGGTCCGACTGGTCAAACGGCCTTCCGAACTGCCCGGCATGAGCCGATACCGTTTCTATGCATCACTCATCCGTGACATGCTGCTGGAAGACCGGTGGCTGTGCACGCTCGGCAGCAACCGTTCTGGCGGCGGGAACACGCTTCGCCGCATCCCCGCCGACGGGTACAGCCTCACGGCGAACGGTTTCGGCGAACTCACCGGCGTGACCATCAGCAGCGTCGACGGCAACAAGGGCGGTACCTACAAGCTGCCGGACCCGCGAATCGTGCTTGACATCGGCTATATCGACGGCCTGAACCTCGGAGACCCCGTGACCAACGTTCTCCGTTCCCTGCTCTCCGAGGCGCGTGCGATGGCGAAATACCGTCGCAAAGTCGCTGAGAACAGTCCGCAGACACCCGCGTACATCTACCGGCCGAAGGAAATGCAGTGGGAGTCGCAGGAGGATTACGACGATTTCGTGCAAGCGCTCCGCAACTACCAGCAGGGCGGCGGCCGCGAGGGTGCATGGCTTCCTCTGCGCGACGGCATGGAGGTTCGCGCCATCGGCGAACTGTTCAAGCCGGTGGACATGGCCGACCTGGACGCACGCGAGAAAATCAACGAACAGGTGTGCCTCGCATTCCAGATCAGCCCGGAGAATATCGGCTTCCGCTCTGGCACC